CTTTGAGGGCGAGTTAGCTTACGAGGTAGTAGATGATGGCATTAGTCCTGCAATTGATCTTTCTTTTAACTTTACTTTTTACGGCTCTACTTTTACACAAGCGAGGATGGCAACGAATGGATGTCTCCATTTTGGCTCTAGTGGTAGTTATTGTAATGACTATACTCCTGATCCTATCAATGGACAACATACTTATACCATATACGCCTTTTGGACTGATTTAATTAGAGACAATAATTCTCGTATGAAGTCTTGGGGGGATAACAGCAAGATGATTTTTGGATGGTACGATATGCGTGAATACAATCGTGCATCTGATAATAGTTTTGAGATTATACTTTGGAATAATAACTCGTTTGATCTTCGTTATGGCCATTTAGACATCATCAACCATGATGTTCTTATAGGTGAGGTAGGCTCTAACAAAAATAACTCATACACTTATTATTACCACGATGAATGTTCTACTGGTACAACCAATAGTTCTACTTGTGTAAATACTAATTGGAACAACACAGCAATAAATACAACGCTAGAAAATGGTGGTTCTTTATACGGTTCAGGAAGCGGTAATGGTGTAGACTGTAGCAATCCTTTAAACGATTCAAGTTGTAGTGGATATTCAGATGCTTTATTAACACAACAATGTAATATAAGCTCTCTTTATAGTGAGTCATGTCCTTTATACTGGGAAGCATATGATGATCAACAGTGTGACTTAGACCCACAATATGGACCATTTTGTCAGGGGTACAGACAAGAACAAGATATAGGTTATTTCCAAGAAGAAGAACAGTTTGATTATGGTTACGAGGAAGAAGAACAATTTGGGTACGAAGAAGAACCAATGTTTGAAGACTTTGTATTTGAATTTGAAGAGCAAAGGTTTGAAGAGCCAGAGTTTATTTTTGAAGAACAAATAATTTTTGAACAGGTATTTTCTCAAGAAGAATATTACGAGCCTTTTCAACCGATACATGACTTACCGATACATGAAGAAGAAATTTTTATGCCGATAGAAGAGTTATTGATTGATGAGTTTGTTTTTCAAGAAACATTCTTAGTAGAAGATTATAGTGAGCCTGAAACATTCATAGAGTTCAATTCTATAGATGAACTTGAAGAGTGGTTTGAAGAGGAAACAAGAGAACATTTTGAGGAAAGACACGAAGAAGAACTTGCGGATATTGATGAGCCAGAAGAAGAATTTATAGAAGAAATATTTGAAGAGGAAGCTGTTGAAGAAGTGTTCGAAGCTATAGAAGAACGCATGGCTGAAGCAGAGGTAGAAGAAGAACGTATAGAAAGAGAAGAAATAATAGAAGAAGAGTTTCAAGAAGAGTTTCAAATAGTTGAGAAAGAAAATATAAAAGGAGAAAGCTCTATTAGTAAAGCAACTGCTTTACGTGTAGTTGCTTCTACAATATTAACTGCAAATCAAAGTGTTAGCGGTACTAACTCTGGTAATTCTATTCACGCTACAGGCAATAGTGTTGCTGCAGGTAACCCAGTAAGCTCGTCTTCTAACACAGGGATAAGCACAAGTAGTTCCCCAAGTATGTCAGATCAATTTGCTTCTTCCTCAGCTCAAACAAATCAAACATTAACTATGAGTGTAACTGATACAGTATCCACATCTACAAGTATTTCAAATATAGATACCGATGTAGAAACAACAGCGGAAGTAGTTGTTGCTGATGTACAAGTACAAAATGTTCAAAATGAAATCGTTACTGCTGTAGCAGATGTATCAACAACTTCGGAAGCAGATCAAATAGCAGATAAAATTATTGCTGCAAATATAGAAGCACAGCAAGAAGAAATAGAACAAAAACAACAAGATACAGGAGAGTACGGAGATGAATCTAAACTAATAGCTTTAATAGGTTATCTTCCTGACTTTAATCAATACCAAACAGTTTCTCTACCAGATCAAGAAAAATGGTATTCAGAACGTGTAATATATACTAAAATATTAAATGATAATACTCAAGCATTCTACGGTTTAGCAAGTCAAAGTATAGATACTTTATCTAAATTGAAAAAAATGCAACCTAATTTATAGGAGAATGTATGAATTGGTTTGAAAGTAAAACAACACAAGTAATCGCTTTAGCTGGTATTGTAACAACCCTCGCTGGTTTTGGCTATACTGGTGCTACTTATGTTAATAGAATAGATAATCTTGAAGCTAAGATTGGTGGTATAGGCGATACTGAACAAGCACAAAAGGTTATAGAAGAAAGGTTTGGTAAGATTGAAACAGCAGTTCAATTCTTAGAAAAAGAAATTGATAATTTAAACATACCAGATGTTACAGAAATTAAAACAGATATCGCTACAATTAAAGCCGATTTAATTAGCCTTGATAAAGAGATATCTAAACTAGAAAGTGGTAATCCACTAGCGGGGTAATATGAAATTTGGTTTAATAAAAAATATGGTTGGAGCTTTAGCCCCAACACTTGGTTCAGCTTTAGGTGGTCCGTTAGGTGGTCAAGCAGCATCGGTTATCGCAGGTGTGCTAGGTTGTCAATCAGATCCTAAATCTATTAATAAAGCTATTCAATCAGCTACTCCTGAACAAATGCTTGAGCTTAAAAAAGCAGAACAAGGTTTTGAGTTGCACATGAAAGAATTAGAAGTAGATGTATTTAAACTAGAAGTTCAAGATAAAGCTGATGCTAGAGGCAAGTTTAGTAAAGACTGGACAGCTAGAATTATGGGTACAGTTGTTGTAGGTGGGTTTATGGGTTACATATTTTTAGTAACACTACAACCACCAGAGCAAAACAGCGAAGCATTAATTAACTTAGTGCTTGGTTATTTAGGAGGTTTAGCAAGTGCTGTGATTTCTTTCTATTTTGGTGCTTCTAATACTCCTGATAAAGATGGCGAATAGAAAAACAGCACATGATGTAGCGTCAGATTTACGAGCACATGAAGCAAAATGCGAGGAAAGATGGAAAACTATTTTTGCAGAAACAGCAGACATAAAAAAGGAAATGAGCGATCTAAACGGAACATTAAAGATGGCCATGTTTGGAACTTTCGGTTTTATGGCAACACTCTTGCTAGCATCTTTAACGGGCATCGTAGCAATTTAATGCATATTTCAGACGCTGGGTATGAACTCATAAAATCTTTTGAAGGTTGTGAACTTGAAGCATATAAATGTGCTGCAGGAGTTTGGACTATAGGTTATGGGCATACTAAAGACGTGCAAGAAGGTGACAAGTGGTCAGAAGAAAAAGCAGAATTTATGTTATGGAGAGAACTTGAAGAAGAATACGAACATTACGTTAACTCTTTAGTAACTGTACCTATCAATCAATGTCAATTTGATGCTTTAGTTTCTTGGGTTTACAATTTAGGACCAAACAATTTAAAAAAATCTACTATGTTGAGAGTTCTTAATGAAGGTAACTATGATGAGATTCCAGCTCAAATGAAACGTTGGAATAAAGCAGGTGGAAAAGTTTTAGAAGGTTTGGTAAGAAGAAGAGAAGCGGAAGCAGATATGTTTGAGGGTAAAAATGCCACTTAATAAATTTGTTTTTCGTCCTGGAATCATGCGGGAAGGCACCGATTATGATAACGAAGGTGGCTGGTTTGATGCTAATTTAGTTAGGTTCAAAGCAGGCAGACCACAAAAAATAGGTGGTTGGCGTAAAGATAATCTTAATACTTTTTTAGGCACATGTAGAGCTTTGCACGGTTGGCTCACTTTAACAGGCACAAAACTTTTAGGGGTAGGCACAAATAAAAAATACTACATAGAAGAAGGTACAACTTTTAATGACATAACTCCTTTAAGATCTACTACTAATGCTGGTGATGTTACTTTTGCTAAAGTAGGTAACGGAGATGCTACCCTTACAGTTAGTGACACAGCACACGGAGCAGTGGTTGGTGATTTTGTTACCTATAGTGGTGCAGCTAGTTTAGGTGGAAACATTGTCGCTAATGTATTAAATCAAGAATATGAAATAGCTACGATTGTTAATGCTAATTCCTACACTATAGAAGCTAAAGATACAAGTGGAGCTACAGTTTTAGCAGCAGCAGGTGACAGCGGAAACGGTGGTGGATCTACAGTTGGGGCTTATCAAGTCAACACAGGGTTGAATGTTTTTGTTACTTCTACAGGTTGGGGTGTAGGTCTTTGGGGAGCAGGAACATGGGGAAGTTCTACTGCCCTTACACTAGGTAATCAATTAAGACTTTGGTCACACGATAATTTCGGTGAGGACTTACTTATTAATCCACGTGGCGGAGGAGTATTTTATTGGGATGCGACTAATGCTGTAACAACAAGAGCTTATAACTTAGCCACACAAAGCGGAGCAGATTTAGTTCCTACAGTGGGGCTACAAGTTCTTGTTAGTGAAACTGATAGACATGTTATAGTTTTAGGAGCTGATCCTATATCAGGTAGCTCTAGAACAGGGTCTGTTGATCCCATGCTCATAGCTTTTAGTGACCAAGAAAATCCACTTGACTTTAATCCCAGTAATACAAACACAGCAGGTAGTTTAAGGCTTTCTGAGGGTAGTCAAATTATTGGCGGTGTAAAAGCTAGGCAAGAAGTATTAATTTGGACTGATACAGCTTTGTATTCCATGCAGTTTATCGGACCACCGTTTACATTCGGTTTAAATTTAATTAATGACAGTAGTGGTCTTGTAAGTCCTAAGGGAGCTATTAGCAGTTCTAGTGGAGTTTACTGGATGGGTTACGATAGTTTTTATGTATATAACGGATCAGTGCAAAAAATACCTTGTAGTGTTTTGAGTTATGTGTTTGATGATTTTAATCCAGGTCAGGCATTTAAAGTTTTTGCTTTCAATAATAGTGAATTTAATGAAGTAGGTTGGTTTTACCCTTCTGCTAGCTCTGATGATATTGATCGTTATGTTATTTACAATTACGCAGAAAAAGTCTGGACTATAGGTCAGTTAAATAGAACAGCATGGCTAGATTCTGGTGTAGAAAATTATCCTAGAGCTACGACAGGTAGTTACTTGTATGAACAAGAGTTTGGTTATGATAATGACGGCAGTCCTATGACAAATGTGTTTATAGAAAGCAGTGATGTTGATATAGATGACGGTGAAAATTTTGCTTTTATTAACAGAATTATTCCTGATATTAAATTCTTGAGCAACAGCAGTGCAGGTAAAGTTAATCTAGTGTTAAAAACTAGAGATTATCCAGGAGATACATTAACTACAGCTAGCACAAGTCAAATTGCTGCGGATACTTCAAAAACAGATATACGAGCTAGAGCTAGACAAATAACA